TCTGTATTTCAATAGAAAGAATCTCAGTTGTTAAACACTTATCATATTGTTGAGCAAAATCTGATATCTCCTCAAATATAATCTTTTCAATACGCTCTTCAAAATACTCTCTATCAATAAAAGGAAGTACTTTTCTTAAGTACTCTTCATCATGTATGAAGGTTCTTAGGATGGTTAATTCTATACGATCTTTCATTAAGAACCATAACTAAATTCTTGCTTGGCAATAGTGTCAAGTTTCTCCATTATATCATCTGTAAAATATTCTTCTGGATTAGCAAGGATTTGTTTTGCATAGATCTTCTTACCGTTCATCTCATATCTACCTGCTACATTCTTCCACAGTCCACCAAGTTCTCCCAATTCTAAGAGACCATAGTACTTATCAAGACCTCTCTCATCATAGTAGAGACGAATACTTACTGCTTTGTTTTCTTTTGATAATCTGCTTTTAGCTGTCTTAGCTTTAATAATGTTTCCAACAACTTCTTGCGAATCCTTTTCCTTTTTTTTGCTGAGATAAATGATTGTACTCGCGGCATACTTGAGGCCACTGCCTCCTCCCATTTCTTTAGTTGGGACATAAGATCCGATAACATCGTAAGTGTGGTTTGTGACTATAAGGGGGATGTTTGCTTGTCCTAGTTTTAAGGTCAACATTCTAAACGCACCCTTGACCAATTGTGATTTGGTCATGTCACGAACTTGTTTATCGTTCAATGCATCGTTGATCTCTTTCTCTGTGGAAAGCATACCTAAAGAGTCTAACACAAACATACAAGGTTTGCGAGAGGACTCAGGTATTTGTAGATATTTATCCACTGCTTTGAGTGCTTTTGTTCTAAACTCTTCAATTGTCACTACATTAACAACAACTAAACGATTAGTATCAACTGCATGTGCTTCTAGTAAAGACTTGGAGATAGCACTTTCAGTATCGAAATAAAGGACATAAGCGTCAGGGTTATTATCCAGAAAGTTCTTGACCACTGCGACGGAGAAGAAAGTTTTTCCAGTAGAAGATTCACCAGCAATTGCAGTAATCTTGTTACTAGATACACCACCAAATATACTACCTGATACGAGTCCGTTAAAAATGTACGAACCTGTGTCAACATATGTTTCAGTTTCGTTAATATCTGAGGCGAGTTTGGTGTAGTCATCTCCTATCTCTTTTACTATGTCCTTTAAAAAATCCATTACTTTCTCAATGTATTTAAGTATTCTAGCACATTATCACGCACTTGCATAATTTCGTCATAACATTTCTGGTTATGAGCACAACCTCTTAGTCTAGTATCAGGTTTATGAACTGATTCTATAAAGATGTCTAGTGCTCTGTTCCACTTCTCATTTGGATCTATCATATTATCATACCATATTGTTCTCTGATGATTTTCTTATAAGGTCCACCAGGATTTTCATCCCTAGTTTCTTTTACAATTTTTAATTTTTGATAAAGAGCAGTATCGCCACCCAAGTGCAATGCACTAAGAATAGTAGCAAGTTCTTTATCGTTGACTGGTAAGTCCATTAGGCAAAAAATGATTCTAAGTTAGCAGTTTTCTCAACGCTCCAACCTATAGCATCAAGAATGATTTTAAGGGGTTCAAGGAATGCCTTGTTAAATTGTAAATCATAGTCGATGTATTTGTCAAGACCTAACTCGACAGGATAATCTTGTATGAAAGACAAAACATTCTCATGAATGATATTTGGTTTTTTCAAATAACAAAATTTGATCTTCTCTCCGTTTTGAATAAGAGAATACTTATTCGTAAGATTCTTATCTTTTATATAATGGTTGAACAATAGTGCTCCCCTGACATGAATAGGAGTTCCTTTAATATAGATGCTAGAGTGAGATTTGTATTTCACAACATCAGAAACTGACCGAGGAAATGATATCTCCTCAGGAGGTAAAGTCCTAAACTTATTTCGACACCCATCTATGTAGTTAATTACATCATCTTCACTACCAGTCATGATGATCTTAAACGCATCCTTCAACATATTTCTACAAGATGCTGGAGTAGAAGACTTGACAGATTCAATACCCATAACTTTTAGTTTTGGTTCTTCGTATCTAACTCCTTCACTATCCCATACATTTAGAATGTATCTCTTCTTAGCAGTCCATATACCACGATCAGCAATGTTCTCTCTCTTCATGAACATCTTTTGATCATAAGCATTAAGATACTCTGCTAGTTCCTTATAGGACTGATCTATGAACGGCTCAAGTTTCTCCTCACAAATCTTATCAAGAAACGAGACAATGTTCTCAGCATTCTTCTCTCTATCCTTGTAGATAACATCGACAAGAGGACCAAGGTTAAGGTAGATAGAATCAGTATCACTAGCAATGACATAATCAGTATCCTGTGTTTTAAGAATTTTATTCAAATAGTTATTCATTTTATTCTCTATCCATCTAATAGAGACTTGTCCAGACAATGTGATTGCCTCTGCATTTGCTAGTTTATAATACCTGAAGTACTGATTGCCGATAGCACCATAAGCAGAGTTAAGAGATATCTTTTTCGCCATTTGTATGTTATTACATCTGGCAATTTCTTTCTCAAGAGCAACCGTGGGTGCCTTCTCATATTTCTTCTTGGCATCGATCATCCTCTTCTTAAAGATCACACGCTCATTATACATCTTCTCCATTAACTCTGGGAGAAATCCTCTCTTATCTTTTCTATACTGTGCCCCATTAGCAGCAACAGCATCCTTACCATCTATTTCTATTTCTTTTTCAAGGATTCTATCAACAGTTGCTTTTGGATGTCGAGTCTCCCTGAGGGTCTCTGGGGAAATATTGTACTGCATAATAAGATGAGGATACAGACTGTTAAGGTCAAAACTAACAACCCAATCATACTTTCCTGGAATCGGTTCCTTGACATAAGCACCTGCATACTTGTCAGATTTATCTGACTGTTCTTTTTGGGGAATTACTATTCCCTTTTTCTTCAGATAATTGTAGATGATGGTATCCCACATCCGTACCTGATAGAATACATCGTTATAGTTCACCTTAGCATCATATGCCATAGTGAGTGCTAGTTCAATAAGTTTCATCTTATCTTCCAGACGGTCAACAAGTTCCACATCCTTGATGTTGTACTCTACAAATTTCTGCCAACCATTAGTATAAAAATCTTTAAAGGTATCAAACTCTGAGTGATCAAGTTTCTTCTGTCCTAGTTCAACACTTGCAATATAATCCAAACGATATGATTCTTGTGCTTTATAAGTAAACTTCTTATAGAGATCAAGATAATCTAACTGAGTTATGCCACCAATATCATAAAAGACTTGTCTACGACCTTTGATGAATACTTCTTTCTGACTAACCAATCCCCAAGGAGATAATCTTCTAGCAAGTTTTACACCAAGAAGACGCTCAATCCTTTTAGTAATGTATGGCATATCGAACAGTTGGATATTCCATCCTGTTACGACATCGGGAGTATTGTCCATCCACCATTGGATGAAACTACTCAACATATCATGTTCATTATTGAACTGAATGTATCTTACATTATCTTGTTTAACTTTAAAAGGACCTACACCCCATGTTGTAATATCTTTCGTATTATAATCCTGCACAGAGATCAATAATATCTCTTGATCTGCAGATTCTACATCGGGAAATCCATTCTCAGAACGAGTCTCAATATCAACAGTTAATAATCGAACCTTTCCAATGTCGAACTTGATCTCTGCTTCGGGGTACTTATCTGAGATATACTGGTAGATATACCTCTCGTTGCCATAAATTTTAAATTCATCAACTTCTTCATACTTTTTATAAAAATCTCTACAGTCTCTTACCGAACCTGGTTTAATAGGTGCGACATATTCACCGTCTAAAGTTTTATAAAAAGTTTTTTTCTTGGAGGGGACAAAGAGAGTTGGATTGTACTTCTCTCTGAACTGAATGTACTCACCATTATCATAACCACGAACGAGGAAACTATCCCCGATCATTTGCACATTAGTGTAAAACTTCATTCAGTTAATAATTTCGTTGTATGCTTCTAAGATAAATTTTTCTGCATCTACAAGAGTAAGAATCTTATCGCTACTAATGCGACATTTATTATCTGCTGATTTGTTGAGAACATCCCAAGGTTTCAAGCGATCAATATATTCTTTTGGTTCTTCCTCACCTTCTTTGAATTCAATAAACTCATATGGATTGGTGAGTTGACAATCTGGTTCTCCAATGTCAGCACCAACAACTTCTTCTACATCTGCGATGACACATTTATAACTGTCATCAAATACTACTATCTTAATTGCCATTTTGTAACTCCACATACATTGCTTTTAAATCAGGAATGGGTTCGTAAACACATTGAACTGAATTGGGATTCACTATAAAAGTAGAATCACTTGTTAATGGTTGCCAAGTTGCTAATGAAACTTGAGATTGATTTGCATCTATTGGAGATGCATCTTCTTGAAGAGTCAATGTTGGTTGCAGAACAACCTTCAATGGATTGTTGAAAAGATATTGTCTACTATCATTTTCTGGATCAATTACTTCTTTGATATCAGCAATAACTTGTTCGCTATTGATCAATGCTACTTTTATCGACATGTGTGTTTGGATTCCTCAAATCATTATAACATAAAAAAGAGGGTCTGACGACCCCCTTATATATTACCTTAGGATTTCATTGCACATCCGTTTACAGGTCGGTTGACCATCCGAACATTCTACAATGCATTCATAATACTCATCTAGTTTCTGTTCCCATGATTGACTGTTGTAAGCATGATCCTCCATAGTCCATCCTGCTAGTTGATTCTGTGGAATAATGTTGTGCATCGATCTCCATATAACTGTTTTTATTTAGTCAGGAAATCAACATAAATTGATTTCCGTTAACAAAAATTTATGCCTAGTTAGATCCAATCTTTACGCTGATGATGCTCTGGAACTACCTTACCAAGAGTAACAGTTAGTAACCCATCTTCAAAGTTTGCTTCATTGACAATAGTGTCTTCAGCAATAGTCCATGATCTATTAAAGGATCTTTGTGCAAGTCCTCTATGTGCGTAAGTTGTATCTTCCTTAACTTCTTTGTTTCCTTCTACAGTGAGTCTACCATACTCTGTATAAACCTTAACCTCATCCTTTTTAAATCCTGCTAGAGCAATCTCTAGTCTAGATTCTGTGTTACTTACAGTGATGAGATTGTAAGGTGGGTAATTACTTGTTGTGGTATCATCCCAAAAACGATTGAGATAGTCATCCATCCCTATACCATTTTCTCTTATGACCTTCATTAATTCTGGAAGGTTGGCAGCGTGATACCTTGATAGGTTAGTCATAGTTCTCCTTAATAAGCGAGTTGTTTTTTGTTGTCCCTTTCGGCGACACTACTAATTATAATACCTTCAGTCTCTTTCCAATCCTTGACATGGTACGCTTTACCACCCATTTCTTGTACTGCTTTCCCTAAACTATGATCATTTCCTCCTTCTTCCATCCTGTCACCAAAGAAATGTAACTCTTCTCCCAGTCTAAAGTCTCTAAGAATCTGACTCTTATCACTACCTAAAGGTCCTAAGTCAAGACCAGTCTGTCCTCCTAGTGCTACAGATAAATTAGGAAAATTATTTCTAAGTCTATTTGCAATATCTTCTCTTTCCAATCTTTCTTTATCCCATTTAATATATTCTGCTCTACCTACAGATGGATCTTCTCCTCTACCCAAGATACTAAAATTTACTCCACCAGGTCTCCTTTCAATATGCAATCCATTACGAATAGGAAAGCAACTATATGCCAACTCATCATTCAAAAACCTTTCTACATCCATTGGTAGTTCCCAATCATCTCTATAGACATTAACATCTCTTTCATAAGCATCACTACCAGAGCAATTGTATACTCTCGTTGCTCTATAGCAAATATCAAGACCAAGTTGGTCAACTGTCTTCTCTCTGTCACTACCAGTAACCAGATATACAGGATATGTACAGCAAAATTTTATAAACAATGCTTGAAATGCACTATTAATCTGACTCCTACTAGGTGTAAGAGTCCCATCTACATCAAATATATAATGCTTCACTTAGTATGTGGAATATCTATATCATCGCATCCTGCGTATGATGTTG